AAGAAGTTTTTAAAAAAATATTTTTTTATTTTTTACTTTTTAAAATTTTAGAAAAATCTCGTCATTAGATTTAAATTGGATATAGTCTCTCTATAAAAAGTTCCAAAAAACATGGTGTTGCTTCGCGAGATTATATAGAGAAAATACAATATTCTCGTCATTAGATTTAAATTGGATATAGTCTCTATATAAAATTTAAAGTAACACCATGGTTTTTGAGAAATGAAAATAGAAAAAAAAATAATTTTTTTTTCAGTTTCTTTTCAAAGAAAGAAGTTTTTAAAAAAATAATTTTTTTTTCTATTTTCATTTCTCAAAAACCATGGTGTTACTTTAAATTTTATTAAAAAACTATATATAAATGAAACCAATTTAAGCTTTTAGCACGGGAGATACCTAAGTCAAACCAACATGGAAAAAATATCAATTAATTTTATGGAGGAGATACGGAAGCACCATAACGCCGAGAAGAGGGAACTCATACAGAGAATATGTAGGGAAGGTGACGCTGTGTTAGATGTGGGATGTGGGTTCGGGGGTGATCTCGGTAAGTACAAACAATGTAAGGTGAATCTCAGCGCATGTGAACCACTCGATGATGCACTCGACGAGGCCAAATCAAGGGCAAAGACGTTCAAGATGCGTGTCAATTTTTATTTAGGAGATATCATGTCTACACCAAACAGAAGGTACGATGTAGTGTGTTACAATTTTTCACTTCACTATATATTTGCGAATGAAGATCTCTTCAGAGAAACTACCCGTGAAATAGGACGACGCATGAAACCCGGTGGGAGGCTCATAGGAATCATACCCGATTCAAACCAAATCGTATTTAAGACGCCACTCAAGTACGGCAGGGAAAGTTTCTTTCTCATGAAATCAACGAGCAATGGGCAATTTGGTGAAAAGTTGTTTGTCCACCTCGAAGACACACCGTATTATCAAGACGGCGCAAAATCCGAACCAATCGCACACAGAGACCTACTAGTTACGCGCTTAGAAAAAATAGGATTCAGGTTAGACTCATGGGAACCCATGTCTGGAAATCCCATATCAGACCTATACTCCAAATTTATCTTTGTATATAAGAGATGATACTTCTGGTTATTTTGTTTCTCCTAAATGTATACATATACATACACACGACCGAACCTGAAAATTTACGTATCGTCAAGGAGAGGTACGAACTTCTCAGGGAACATATTCGCGAAACCGACAACGATGAGTTTACACATTTGGTAGACCCCATACCCATCACCGCACACCACAGAGCGCAACAGGGGAGCGTGGGATACAGTGTAAACAAGGGACACGAAATAGGCTTGTGCATAGACGGTGAACCAAATGAAATCATGCACGTGTTAATTCACGAACTTGCGCACACGTGTGTCGAGGAGTACGCACACAGCCCTGCGTTCTGGGACAAGTACGATAACCTCAAAACCATGTCTATTGCCATAGGCATTTACCAAGAGATACCAGAGAAGACGGAATTTTGTGGTAAACACATCCAGGATAAATAATGTATGTCTATTGTAAATGAATAAATCTCTTTTTATTTTCATCGTCATGTGGCTTTCGGCTCTCACGGTAATGTTGAGTCCAGTGTTGGCCGATAAAGCGAATGACAAGGCGAAACCATGGATCATCAGTGCGCTCATTCTCATATTGATTCCATTCACGTTGAACGTGATCGCGAGAGGTGGAGTTAAATCGTACATCAGACTCGGTGATTTCGGTACGGATCACAAGTACATACTACTCGCGTGCGCGATTTCATATGCGCTCGCGTCTATATTCATAAGCTCTATAGGCGAAGTGAAACAATCTCTGCGCGCTTTCGGTAAGGATATCAGAAACACCGGAAATTCTTTGGGGTTTTTGATAGCCATGTTTACTGGTGGTTTAGTAATCGCCAATCTTTTTGTCGATGATGGTAGATATATCTACAGAGTCGTCGGTATCTAAGCATACTTCTTGAGCACGTAGAAAATAGCAGCCGCCACAGCACCGGTCGCCGCGAGGCCGACCATGCTCCGGTGTCCCTGTTCATTCAAGAATTGGGGCACGTAATTGGCGAGCTTTTCCTGCACAGGCTTACTAATGGCAGCCGCAGTACACGCCGCGACGACGACGGCTTGCATCTGCTCATCAGTAAGGTTGAATGGATTTTTTGTTTGGGCGGCCGCTTGTTGTGGCTGCTGTTGTTGCACAACCATTGGCTGTTGCATAACAACTGGTTGCTGGACCCGTGGATCGGATTCCATCATTGGTGGCTCGAGGGGCATTTCTGGCTGACCCATAATATCAGCAATAGCGGTGGAATCCATGGTCATTTCTTTATTTTGACTCACATTTTTTTCGGGTTGATTGTTTTGCACAAAAGATGTCGTGAGTGGAACCATGCCATCATCGTTATCGGAAAGATTCAACGTCCGCACGTCAGTAGACATTTAATGTTAACCGATTTTTTTGAAATTGTTAAGTGACGCATCACGATTTTCGTTTCGTGACCGTAAGGTGTGTTTTCTTTGTAGCCTTCTTCGCATCAGCCTCCTGCTGTTCTAAATATTTTGGATTGTATGTTTTTTTGTGCATACTCCACAATTGTGGACTCCCTACCCTAAACCCCGTTCTAATTTTCGCCTTGTACCAAAAGACACAGTCTGAGAGTTTGTTAGATTTAACGGTGTTATCGAGTACAAGACACTCGTAGTTTTCCGTACATTGGTCCATCACCTTACAAAATATATCGAAAGATGGAAAGATACCAAAAAATGACTTATAGATCTTTTCTCTATTTTGTATAATGTTCTCTCTAAGAATAAAAACGTAATCCACATTGGCACGCAGGGCTGGTGGGAGGTCCATCACATATTGCATAGTTAACATGAAAAATATGTTAAAGTGTCGACCATTCATAAAACATTGTCTAATTCGAGTTTCCTTTAAAAACTTTGAGTCATACATACAATCATCCAAAAGCATGAAGGCTCCATTTGTGTTGTTTTTACCCCTCGCACCGACGAGTTTTCTTTGCCTGGACAAAACACGATCGACGGCTTCCCCATCATAATCTCCGTAGACACAGACGTCTGGTATGAACTTTCCATAAAAGTGGTTTCCTTCTTCTGTGCCTGATAGAACTATCCCAGCTGGTATATGTTTTTTGTAATACATGATATCCTTGACCAACGTGGATTTACCTGTGTTACGTTTTCCAATAAAGACGCATATTCGGTCGTCACCCATCTTGGCTGGATTGAATTTTCGCAACTGAATGTTCATTCTAAGATATCACATCGTTTTAATTACCAAAATTTTACTCACAAATAGTAGGAATGTCGGGTAAATTGTCACTCGCAGTCAGAGGCATTCAGGACAGGTGGCTCACTGAGCAACCACAGTACTCACACTTCATATCAAGATTTAGAAGACACACAAAGTTTGCTTTTGAACAAGTTGAAATTCCATTTGAACGTTTCAACGAACCCGGAAGCGAATCCACAGCACGAATACAGAATAACACGGGTGATATGCTCAAAGGAGTCACGCTGAGTGTAGATTTACCACCACCAATCCCTAAGAATGAAAATAATGTTTCGTACACACTCGAGAAAGGTCTTAACTCGAATGAAGTACTCATCGATGAGGTCGCCACGACGAGTCTCACCGTGTATCAGGGCGTTGAATATACGTTTACAAGTTCAGAGCAATTTGAAGTCGTGCAGGGTATAGGTGCGAACGATTGGTCATATGAATTAGTTGGAAGTGATCACATACTAAGGCTCAAGATACAAGTAAATATTGTTGCAGATTACAGTTCCGTGATCATACGGCACACGGTAGATCAGGGCCACGCAGTAGCCCTGGATGTTAAGCAAATTCGATGGGATACGTCCACGCCCACGAAGATGATCAAATACGCCGATTTGATCATAGGCGGACAAACCATACAGCGTATCACCGGTGATTACATATATATGTACAATCAACTTAACTATACGGACAACGATACAACATTTACACTCGTTCCAACGACCCTCCATAACAGCTATCCAATTATAAATGATGCCACGAATCCACAATACACAAATTTTCAAAAATACAAAATACAATTACCCTTTTATTTCAACGGTCACCCAAGTCTCGCCATCCCTACGTGTGGTCTCGATGTTCACATCATAGAAGTAAAGGTTAAATTGAAACCAGCGGATGAGTTGACGGTGGAGCATGACGACAGTTTGTCCACATACACAAAAATCACACCAATCACGTGTGATATGTCACCGAGAAATATGAGTCTGTTTTGTGATTTTGTATACGTCACGGAAGATGAGAAAAATTTCATACGCACGCGACCGATTGAATATGTTATCACGCAGACGCAAGTGGCTGAAATACGAATGAAAGCCGGTGTTTCTTCACGCGCCGTGATGATTAATTTTAAGCATCCAGTGAAAGAACTCTTTTTCTTGGCGAAGGATGATGAAACAAAGGAACATGTCCCAATAAAACACGTAAATTTGAAATTTAACAACAATACCGTGATAGACGCCGACAATCTCATGTTATCCGCAGAACAGCCACTCAGGAATTACACGAACTCCATAGACCCAGATAACGAATTCGGTGTATATAGCTTTTCTATGAAACCAGGTGTTCATTATCCAACTGGGCAAGTGAATATGAGCCGTGTTATACACAAATTACTCGAGGTTGAATTAGATGATGGTATTAACTCGACTCGATCGCACACTCTACACGTATACGCAACAAACTACAATGTCGTGAGAGTAAATGGGGGAATGGCTGGGTTAAAATTTTAGGATGTAATATTAGAATGGCCGGTAGAGTTCAACTTCAAACTGTGGGTCCACAGGACAGGTCATTTACCGATGATCCAGAATACACATATTTTATAAAAAATTTCAAAAAGCATGGAAATTATGCGAGATTCTACGACGATTTAGATTTTACGGGCAGAGTGGAGTTTGGTGAAGAAATACGGTGTGTTATACCACAAAACCAGGGTGACTTGTTGAAAGGGTTGAGTGTGAAACTCACACTCGGGGCTATCGATCAGTCCTTGTCGTCTTACGATGTCACATATTGCGAATCAATCGCTCAAGCCATGATAGAGTACGCAGAATTATACATAGGTGGTACTCTCGTCCAAAGAATACCATCCGATATGTTAGCCATTTATTCCGAGATATCCGTGACGCAATCAAAACAGGCCGCACTCAGAAAACTGGTCGGTAAACCTAACCAGATATTCTCCATATTTACGGATAAATACACAGATATACGCGATGATAGAGTGTCGGCATCTAAGAGGAACACGTCTTACAGAGTAGACCTTCCATTTTATTTCCACGAACACCCAGAACTTGCCATACCTTTGCATGCTATCACTAAACAAGAAGTTGAGGTAGCGATACGTTTCAGAAAAGCCGAAGACTGTATATTTGCCGTGGATTCGCTTAATCCAAATGATAATGAGGCATCCACCTACTACCTCGGTCAAAATCCAACTGGACTCATAAAAAGTATTCAACTTTCAACCGAAATGGTAAGTTTACAAGATAAGACATTTCCCAAACGAGTGGACTATCTCATAACACAGACACAAACGAATACGTTTGAACTCGACCGAGCCGACGCCAAAATTGACACAGTTAATCAATGTAATGTACACGAGGTTAGACTCAATATGCTGAATCCCGTCAAAGAATTGTTTTTTGTGGTACAGGATAAGTTTGACAACGACCCAAACGTGGAGAACGATTTCGCTACACCGTATCAATACTGTTCAAATGTTAATGTAGATCAATATGGACTTTTCACGAGTTCAGAACAAGTAAAACAGATCGAACTTGAGTTTGACGGAGAAACCATACTGGATGAAGTTACTGGAAATATTATTCATTTGAGAGCGATTCAGCCAGCAAAACACCACTCGAGGACGACCGTTTACAGGAGATTTTATATGTATAGTTTTGCTCTCGAACCCGAAAGCATACAACCTTCTGGTCAACTCAATTTATCCTATGTAAAAAATCAAATAGCACGTGTGGGGCTGTTTAACTATCCAGTTAACACAGACAGACAAAAGCAACTTAGAGTTTATGCCCAAAGTTATAACATACTCCGTGTGGAGAACGGAATCTGTACTTTACTATTTGATACATAATGAAGACAGGTTACGATTTAACGAACAATGAAGATACGCAATTGGATCAATATATGGAAACGATGTCGAATATATTGATACCAGTGATTGAAAGAGCGATGTTACTCGCGTGCGAATACTCCAAGGCGTGTGGGAGAGACGCAGTTCTCATGAAGGACGTCGAGTACGCCATGAAATATTGTGCGAGATATGAAGTCGGGCAGAAGATTGGCTCTTACTTCCCAGAAATTTACGAAGGTGATGACGACACGCCCGATATGGAGGTACTCGAAGAATGTGAAGGTGATTTTACGAGATACACGGGGAATGATGAGGGTTTGAATAAGATAAACGAGGCATACGATACTTGGGACGCGTGGGTTCCAACGAGCCCGTCCGAAGAGATTTTAAAAAATGCCATTGATAGTAATGGACACCGAGAAGTCTGAGGAGCCTGAAGGATGGACGGATACGGAATATAAAACGTTCAGAGTTGGTGAATCGGACTCCGATTCTGATTCTGATTCCGAGTCCGAGTCTGAGTCTGAAGAACCAAAGACAAAGGGTTACCAGGCCAAAAAATACAAGAAGATATTAGTCGTAGAGGAACTAGTCCCAGAATAAATTTTCTAAATGTAATATATACCATGTCCGCTGCCGAAACTGTTACTCTTATCAGCCAAGAGCTCGAATCGCAATCCTTGAACGCCGTTGTCGCTGGCTTCTCCTTCGCGGCCGCCCTCTCGTGGATGGACCTCGTCCGCTGGTTGGTGAACCAAGTCGTCAAGGTCAACAAGAACGGTGGTATGAACTACACGCTCACCGCGTTGTTCACCACCTTGTTGTCCATCGTCGTCTACCTCTCGATCTCCCGAGTCTCCACTCGGGTCAACCGACCATCTCAACCATTGTACGCGGTCACCCGCTAAGTGGTTGGTTTCCTCTTTGGAATTAAAAGTAGGACAAATCCGACTAAAACTATAAAAATTATAGATATGATAGCATTCCACCTATCCACGTCTTCGGCTTCATTTTCCGTTCCGTGAATAGTGTATTTTTCAACTTTAGAGTCGGACTCCTCTTCCTCCTTCTTCTCTTCCTCTTCCTCGTCTATGGGTATCTTTACTTTCGGTACATTTTCAAGTTTATCAGTTGAACAGGATATCTCAAACTTCAAAACGTGATCTTGATTCCTGAAATCATACGGAATGAGTCGACCATGGCTCATGTAAAAAAACTGAATTCGTAAATCATTTATGGATTTAAGGGTTCCAGAATGAAACTCGTGTGTGACCTTATCATCGTTTCCGTTAACGTTAACAAATGATTTACCACCGGGTAGGAGAATGTGACCCGTATAATAAGGTGTTTGACCAGATGTAGGAAGAGTTTGATTTAACTCTTCCGACCCAGAAGAAATGCGAATCACCAGTGAATTGGGTCCATCTAAGTTCGGTGCACCAAAATCACCGCCCGCCACACTTACATCCTTGGCGGACATTCCAAAAATTTGATGTGGTGTCGTGCGCGTTGCCATTGAATCATCGTATCCAGCTTCTCCGGTTTTAAACAAAAACTCAAGATTTTGTAGAGGTTGATTAGCATTCGTGTCCATTATGGGTGCAGCCAACTGAAACATATTCCTGGTGGCATTATAAGTCATACCAAAAGTATAATTCCCAACCTGCTGAAGTGCCGCCGCAAGATCACCCGTTGTATAGTTTCCTGTAGGTATTGTTAGACCATGTGTTGTCTGGGTTCCATTTTGATGAGTAGCTCTATATTGAAAACTTTGATTGCTGCTACATATCAGTAATTGTGATGTAGGAATACGCGCACTTGTCAGTTTAATTTGTGAAATGTCATAAATTGGACTTTCAAGAGCGATGACGTAGTCATTTGGATTTTCATATTTTACGGGATCGCGTTGACTACTGTCAATTGTCAGGTTATGTACCTTCATTAAAATATGCGTATAATATTTTAATGAGTGTATTACTCTAAAATAAATTGAATTTAGCACAAGTGGTGT